ACCGAGAGGGCCATCATGGCTGCCATATCTCCCGGGGCCGGGTGGACCGCCCGATGGCGGGAAACAATTCTCGACGAAGACCGCCAGCCGGGCTACAAGCTGTTCGCGTCGCGGTTCGTCATTGACTGAACCGCCCGTAAGTCCGGGCGACTTCGTTGTCGTCCGCGTCGAATTCGACAATCTCGACCCGCCTCGCTTCTTCTTCCGGGACCGGACGTCCGTCGTCGTCGCTGAAATACGACACCGCATAGGCGCCGCCGGCTGGGGTCGGCCCGGAATGGCGCCGCGTGGTTTTATCCGCTGTAGTTTTCATCCTTCATCATCCTCGCAATGATTTTGTAACGCCTTGGCGCGATATCCTTCAGCGTCGCGGGTGCGGTAAAAAACAGTTTGCAGGACTCCGCGAAGTCCTCGGCAATGGCGGCCTTGGCGTATTCGGTCGGCGGGGGCTCGACGATCGTTGCCGCGTAGAAGTCGCTCGACGACGGGGGGTCAGTTCTACCATACCGCCCCTTGGCAAAATTATGGCCCATTTCATGAACCGTTGAACTGACGTCGAGCGAGTTCCAGTTGTACACCACGACTTGCCCGTCTCCGCCCGTAGCTAGCGAGGTGAACCCCGGTTTGTTGTATTCCTTTTCCCAATAGGGATCCCTGTTGTTGCGTTGTCCCGAGAACAAGACTCGCTTGGTGTGTTTCTTGAACCGGACCGGTAGCTTTTTCAGAGTCATCATGTTTTGTATCGACTGGGTAACCGCTCCGGTCAGTTCATCGGCGGCGAGGAAATCTATCCCTTCCCAGGTTACCTTGTGCATCTTCTCGGATGCCGTCATTCCATGACTGGCTCGCCACTTTGCGAGTTTCGTCCTCGATGTGTTTACCCAGTCCCGAATCGCCCAATACTTTTTGTCGTTGTCGAGGGCGGACACGACGGCCCGAATTGACTTCTTCGCAGCAGTCGCGGCTTTCTTCGCCCCAACCTGGGCGCTTTTTACTGCCGCCTTTGTCCCCTCGGTAACCGCTGAGGCGAAATCCCGAATCCAATAGGCCGCCGGACGCCCGGCGTTGAACACCCTTTCGGGTTGCTGCCCGTCTAGGATCGCGTCGCGCTTTGCCCGCGACCCGGCGACCCTCGCGGCCGACTTGGGGCTCAGGTTCCGCAGATAGGCCGCGCCGGCGCCTGGGCGGTCCTGGGCCCCCTGGGCGGTCAAATCGAGGCGGGGGCGAATTAGGCACCGGCAAAACGGATGGAAAGGCGGTTTCGGCGCCTGCGCCTTGGGATAACAGCCCGGCCCCAGGCCGAACCGGTCTTGTCTCGCGTACAGGTCGCAGATATCCGGCTCGGGGTGGGTCTTCGACAGGACGATTTGCACGACATCGAGCGATTCCATAGCCAACAATCCCCGGGCCCGTTCGTCGGCGTGGGCCCGGTGCAACTCGGTCTGAGCAATGCGGTTTGCGAAATACCGATGCCGTTCGAAGACTGCCGACTGTAGCGCCCGCCTCATTGCCGCGTCGCCGGCCCCCTCGAGCATCGTATCCAAGGCCCGCAGATAGCCCGCCCGCAAGGCTGGGGACCGTAGGGAGGCCGCGCGCGCCCGGGCGAGGAAGGCTTGCACCTCGTCCTCGAGGCCGGCGTCCATGTACTTGGGTAGCTTCACCGCCGGCTTGATGATCTCGCCGTTCGGCGCCCGCTGCCCGTAACCGGCGAAGATCGTCCGCGCCAGATCCCGGACCGACTGTTGATACCTGACGTGTTTCCGGATGACCTCGGCCGCCTGCAACGAGGTGACCCGGGCCGATCGGTATAGGTGATGGCTCAACGTCACCTCGCCGATGCGCCACTTCTTCACCGCTGCAGTGCTGATCGACTCGGCGAGCATCTTCCCCAGGCCTTCGGCGAGGATGTCGTAATATTCCCCGTGAAACGTCGATAGGGCCCGGTCTATTGCTCGCCTGGGGGATAGTCCCCCCCGGATGTCGGCCGTGATCTTGGCGACTGCGTTGCGCAACGTCGTCTCTATGCGCCCAGCCGCCGATGACATGACGGCCGCCGCTTCTTCATCTTTCAATGACATCGTTCGTCCACCTTCTGGCGGTGCGTTTGGAGACCCCGAAACGGATGGCGATCACTCGAACCGCTTCGGCCCGGTTATACGTCGAGACGATAGCGCGAACCACTTTTCGCCGATGTTCCCGGTCTTTGCTTGTGGTCGGGACGTACAAGGTTGAACCCGCCCGGGCGAATATCCGGTCGAGGACGCGGCGTTTCGTCACCGGGCACCCGTCGAGGTTCAAAATTTCTTGAATCAGGGCGCCAAACTCACTCATAGGCTGGGCACCTGCAATCCCCGAACACCGGAAAACCGGCGCCGGATGATCGGTTCGAGTGCATAGCGAACCGCGTCCCAACCGTGATCGTTCCCCGGCAGCAGCACGGGAAGGACGTCACCGGTCAACCGGTCGATCTTGTACGACCACAACCGGGCCTCGTCGAGGATCCGAGGGCACCCTGGGTTAATCACAATATCCTCGAAGGACCTCAGATACTCGACCCCATCGTCGACCGACCCAGGCCATTTAGCTGCCGCGACAAGGCGGGGGAACGGTCGGCGGGTATGGTGCCGGACATGGTGTATCGTCTCGGGACGGGAGTTGTCCGCCCGGATAACGTGCTTGTCCGACTCCGGAACCTGGGCGAACAGGTCGGGGATAGCGTCGATCGGTGTGTTGTCCCCGAACGCCTCATGGTCGATGTACAGGGTCCGTTCATTCGGGGATATCCAGCAACGGACCAAGGCGGTCGGGTCGACGGAGAAGCCCCAGTCCGCCCCGTAGTAGGGCCCCGCCCAGCCCTTACCTGGGGACAACTCACCCCGGCGCCACTTGCCCGCGAGAACCTGGGCGTCGGTGCGCGTGACGCACTCGCCCTCCCAGACGTGGGCGTACATGTCCGGGTCGCCCCTGGCGTCACGTTGGCGATCACGTTCCAGCTTTCCCCCAAACCACGGGTTGTCGGTGTAATTGACTTTCGCAACCTTGATCGACTCGGGGGGATTGCCCAAGAACAACTCGCGGGTCGGGGAGTCGATCCGGCGCGGGTTCCAGGTTGCCCAAATCTCGGCGCCGGCCTCGCGGATCGTCGGGATCAAGTCGCGCCACGACTCCGCCGACACGTTCTCGGCTTCTTCGACCCAGCAGATATCAATGTCCGACATCGACTTGATTTCCGCGATGTTGCGTCGCAGGCCCTTGAACAGGAACTCGGACCCGCATCGCGACCGGATGAAGGATTCGCCGATTTCATAGCCCGCCGACAAGAAGTCGTAGGCCGCGATGGATCGGCTTATCTCGGCGTGGACAGAATCCTTGATGCTGTTCTGATATTCGCGGGCGCACAGGATGCGGCGTGGTCGTTCATAGCCCCGGACCGCTGCCATCGTGGCGAACGTCCGCGACTTGCCGGACCCTCGCCCACCATAGGCCCCCCGATAGTCGGCCTCGCCCGCAAACACCGGGACCAACTTCGGAATAATCTGAACGCGGGCGGTTTTGTCTCTCATTCGCCCGACCCGCCACCTTGATCGTCCCGGGACTGTGGGTCGGCCGGGCCGCCCTCAATGACGATTTGCACCGGCCGGGAGAAGTTCGGATCGACCGGGCTCCCATCCGCCCCAAGCAACTGTTTCTTGTCGACGAACAGGCCGGCGTATCGGCCCAGCAGGTCGAGGGCCTTCACCTTGTCGTGCGTCTTGATCCGCACCGACTGGGTATATCGGCCCGTCGTCTCGGATACCTCGGCGACGGCGGCCGCTTCCCCATCGGTCAGTTCGTCGGAGTCACGCAAGACAATGCCGTCCGGCCCCCATGATACCAGTTGCTTTTTGTTCGCAAATGCGACTCGCGCCAGTTCTCGGACGATCATATCGGCCGTGATCTGCGAATTTTCGATTGCCTGTTTTTTTATTTCCTCAAGGCGTGCCACGACCTGAGCGTCGCGAATCATATCCGACGCCCGTCGGTGTACCGTCGTCGTCTTCCACCGGGCCGCCTGGGGGAAGGCGTCTCGATAGGCGTCGGATAGGCTTTTGCCTTCGAACACCCCTAAAGCGAACGCTTCTTTTCTCGCCGTCAACA